CGATTTAACCAATCCATTAAGAAATCTGCGATCCCACACCTGTTTAATCTTGCCATTATTTGTCATATCCGTTAAGAGGAAGACCCGCTTATCTTTGGGAATGTTACTCTTTTTAGATTCCGCCATACTACTATTTAACCACGAAGTCACGTTTTTGTTTTCGTTATTGGGTTTATTGTTTTTGGTGTTTTTGGTGTTTTTGTTCTTGTTATTGTTTTTATTCTCAAGATTCTTCAACATTTTTTCATACTTCGAAACATTCACGGCTTTCGGTTTCCTACCCGGACTTGAGGGGCCGTTGTTACCATTACCAAATAATTGGCGGACCACGCCGGTCGTATGGCGGCGGAGCTCGTCCTCGCGCGCGCGTAATTCCTCCACCGACCGACCGCGCGGGCGTGGCGCACCGGTCGTATAGCGTCGGAGCTCGTCGGCATTATGGATCCTCTGTCTGACCCGAGGTCTGACCCGAGGTCTGACATTTCCAACGTTATTGTTATTAGTGTTAGAATTATTGTACCTAAAATTTCTAGTAAGACCGGGTCCATTTCGTGTGGATACCCTAACGCGTGGGGGTGACGGGCGGCGGCGGCCCGTCCATGGTTGTGGGTTTCCTTCTCTATTGTGTTCCGAGTTTGAGTTTTCTGATGGATCGCGCATCGTTAATATACCCTGACAATTTTATTGGTTGTCATCATCTTCAGATGTTATGAGCATTTTTCGGACTTCTTCGTATAAGACCGTGAGGAGGGCAACCTTGTAGGCGAGAAATCCCATGAGTGTCGCACCATAGTCAAAGTCAAACGCAAATGGGGCGCTATTCCAAACAGTTTCAAATATAGCCGTACTTATAGGTACAAGAAACTGTGTCTGACGCCACACGAAATCAGATGGTTTGTCAATATTATCCACGCGTTTCGTTAGAAGCCCGATGTAACCAAGAGATGACACCACTCCTAATGTAGAGGATACGCCCTCCGCTGCACCATGTGTAATGAAGTAGACAGATGAAAGCGTCGCACCATATCCCAAAGTTGTTTTATAGATTTTGCATTTAAGTTTTTGATATTCCGTCTTTGGGGCGTTTGCGTGGACGACAAAGTTGTGGACTTTCCAAACATTGTTCATTATTCATATATGATGTCAAACCTTTATAAAGATTAAAAACTAATCTAAAGCATAAATGAGTCTTTGTGTTAAGAGACTTACACACGATGCTATTCTTCCAACTCGTGGTTCTAATGATGCTGCTGGATATGATCTGTATAGCACTGATCAAATTATTATCCCCCCTACTCACCGCGCTTTGGTCGGGACAAGTATAGCCATTCTTATGCCAGATGGTGTGTATGGCCGGGTTGCCCCGCGTTCAGGTCTCGCTGTAAAGCACGGTATTCAAGTTGGTGCGGGTGTTATTGACTCCGATTACACCGGTGAAGTCAGGGTCGTTCTATTCAATCACGGAGACAGAGACTTTGAGGTAAAGAAGGGGGATCGCATCGCACAATTGATTCTTGAGAAGTGTGAGACACCCGATGTTCAAGAGATTGGTGTCCTCAAAGAGACGGATAGGGGTGCTGGTGGTTTTGGTTCCACTGGCGGATTTTTTTTGTCACGAGACGCCTAAGTTAGCTCTACTTTTTAATAAAAAAACTACAAATATGGATCGTCACCATTTACTATCCCTGTTGGATAAGATACTAGATAAGTATAAAATCCAAGATGGAGAGTACAAGGAATTCGCGGAAGCCATTGGGGGTAAAAAAAGTCCCATTGAGGTCAATGAGGGAGATTTAGTAAGAATTAGTTACGATGTCGTCGAATGTGAAGTGGACTATTGCGAAGACGAGTTTTTCCCAAAACTTCATGTAACGGAGAGATGTTCGCGCATTTGGAAAATTACAGCCAATGAGACTGATTATCATGGCGGACGTATGATAAGTTATAGATATATGCATAATTCGGAGATGCATTTGGGTGCGATACGCAAAATTGTGAAAGATTATTCAGATAATAAATTCACAATGTTGACGCTCAATTCTAATAAACAAACTAAATATTGCTGTCGTATTTATAATGTAGAAGTTCTTTAATCCATATAATAAAAGTCATCTACGGTCGGCATGAAACGAATATCATGACGCATAGTCAACCATAACTTAGCCTGATTCACGGTTGGATACGACCATAAAATCCATCTATCCCAGTATTCCTGGGAAAACGGATCACCCCAATCCTCCTCCGAACTTTCGTCCACGAAGAGCATACCCTGGCGGATTTTGTCACAATCCGTTTCTTCGCGCAATTCACTGGAAATAATCGCACCTTTTCCGATGAGATGTGTGCGCATGAGTCGCGGGTCTTGGTGAGTTGTATAATCTTCAACATTTACAGGACCAAAATCAATACATTTCTTGTTGGGGAGGGTAACCCTGTATTTGTGAATAATAGATGGACTCCGAGATAACACCGCGTGCATATGTATGTAATTACTAAGTTTTTTTTAAACTATTAAAGACTACAGTCACCTTTATAGGAAATGGATAATTTCCTTTTAGAAATTCCAAACGCACTTCCCGCTGAATTGTGTGAAAACCTGATAAAGAAGTTTGATGCAAACCCCGAACAACAAGTGAAGGGTGCTCTTCAAGACAAGAGTGGCAACTATGTGAATGAAGATTGGAAAGCTAGTACCGAACTAAATATCCGCACCACACCCGACTGGGAAGTCGCAAACGATAAGGTTTCATATTATATCTTGGAGGCTATTAAAAAATACCTTGACCACGTAAAGGGTATTCTTGAAGATGCTAAAGTAGACGAGGATGGAGATCTGGAGTTTGTAATTGAACACTCACTTCTTCCAATTAATATGGGAAATCCGTGTATCCAATGCATCGAAAAGGGTAATCATTACAGATGGCACCAGGATTATTTAAACAGTGAACCACGGTTGATGACAACTTTTGTGTATTTAAATACACTCGAACCCGATGAGGGTGGTACTACCGACTTTATAAACGGAAGGTCTATTAGACCAGAAGTCGGTAAGATGACCATTTTTCCCTGTACATGGCCATTTATACACACCGGTCGTGTAGTTAAAGCCGATAAAAAGTACATACTCGTCACAAACATATATAGAGGGTAAATAATCATTTTAAAATATGAAGATATACACATCTCAAGACGGCATTAAAATCAAAGTGGGTGAAAGTGCACAGGAAAATGACAGTCTAACCTTAACAAGTTGTCCAATGGAATGGTGGATGCATGTTGATGGTGGCCCGGGTGCACATGTAATTATATGTCATGAAAATGATACTATACCAAAGGAGACAAAGAGGGACGCCGCCTTCCTCGCTGTACAACACAGTCAGTCTTCACGCGAAAAAAAGGTGCGGGTAAACCTCGTGAGAGTTGAACAGGTTATCAAAGACCATAGAATAAAAAATCATGGACAGGTATATTTGTGTGGCGAGGTAACGCAACTTACTGTGTTTCCAAACAAAGAAAAGGATAGATATAATAGACTTAAAGTTTAACTAACATATTTAATAAAATGGTAAACCCACGTGAACTCCGGAGTTATATCTTTGAAGATGACGAGGCGTTATCCCCCGAGTGGTGTGAAGAAGTAGTTGCCCGCTTTGAAGCAGATGATCGAAAAATGGTAGGTGCGACTGTTGGTGGGGAGAACCCGAAGATTAAACAGAGTACAGATTTACCGATTGCATCTTATAGAAAAGAATGGAATGATGTCGTCATGAAAGTTACTAGTGTGGTACAAAAGGGACTTGCTGACTATATTGATTACCTGAATAGCGAGGGTTTGGATAGATTTGAAGCTATAGCAGCTCTTGTTCAAGATTCCTGTATCGGATTTCCACAGATACAAAGAACAGAAAAGGATCAATTTTACGTGTGGCACCACGACGCGCACATTAATAGAACGTATACTTATATAATCTATTTAAAAGATGTTCCAAAAGGTGTCGGTGGAACTACTGAATTCCTATGTGGGAAGAATGTGCTACCCAAAGCTGGAAAGCTTGTAATATTTCCGGCGAATGCCTGTTATGTTCACCGAGGTGTTAAACTGAAGAAGGGAACTAAATACCTACTTACAAATTTTGTATACGAGGGAAAACCAATAATGAATAATCCATCTGATCAACATGTGAGAGCAGATGGAGACTCCGAAACATCACCCGGTGAACAATATCCCCCGAAACCAGAAAATAATGACATATAAAGTATAGAGGTATAAGAGTCATAAGATGAATATTTATAAGAAGGAACTGATAGCCAATCAT